GGCCAAGCCCAACAAATGACCCAGAACTACGCTGGTGATTGGGAATGGAAGAACCCAGATTGGGAGTGCAACCGCTGGCGCAAAACGGGCTTCTATCAAGCCCAGTTCCGTCTTGCCGCACAGGTAAAAGACCCAACCATCATGCACAGCTTCTTGCATCGTATGCCTAAGAGCAAGAACCTCTACGGTTCCTGCTGCGAAGTGCAGACCTATATCGTTCCTGAGAATAATCAGGATTGCTATAGCTGCGCTGGTGTAGGTGACATTGTTGTGCCTTCCTAAAGTTAAATAAGGGGAGGGGCTATTAAAGCCTCTCCCCATAACCTTAAATAAAATATAATATGTCTAATTCACGACCACTCGCATACGACCGCGTTAACTTGTTTGGCCCGGTTGCCGTTAACCTCCTCGCTGCTGGAGACGCTGATCTCTTGGTTCTTAATGACCAAGATACTAAGTTCTTTCCAACTAGCATCGTTCTAGAGACTGCCTACGCTCGCGGAACCACTGCCACCGATCCAATTGTGATCGTTGACAACGGAACCACTAGCGAAAACATCACAGCCTCGCTGACCATCACTGACGCTCTTGATAACCAAGGCCGCTACAATCCACTTGCGATTGCCGCTAACCCTTACGTTATCACTGGTTCTAGCAAACTCCGTTTGTTGAAATCAACTGTTGGTGCTGGACAAGCTACTGCAACTCGTTCCCGTACATCGGGCGTTGCTACAATCGTAACTGGTGCTGTTCATGGTTTCTCCACGGGCGATACGATCACGATTGCCAGCATGACCGACACTACGTTCAATGACGTTCAAGCTGAAATCACCGTTACTAGTACAACTGAATTCACCTACGCAAACGCTGGTGTTGACGTTGTTTCTGGTGCAGATACTGCTGGACGTGTTGGCGCACTTTATGTGAACGCCTACGTTGTTGGTATCTACTACTAACCAATTCCCCATTATTGGGTGGGGAGGTTTAACCCTCCCTGCCCATAACCTTTTCTAAATTATGGCTTGCTTTACATCTTTACCTTACCGCAATAAATTCTATCCACTTCTGATTACTGTGTCTGATGCCGCTGGCATTACTCCAATTACTTTCGGTTGTTTTGATGCAGCTAGTGACGCTTCTAGGCTTTATCAATTTTATCTAGCCTTTGCTACAATCGGCTCACTTACTCCTGTATCTGAAAACTGCTTTGTACAAACAACGGAAGACCAACAACTCTTTGTTCTTAACGAAGCTGTTGCTGCTGCGCTTATTGTTAGATAATTATCGTTAACGATAACAATCCTATGGCTACTCCAGCACTATCACAACCCTGCTTTGTTGATTTAACTCCAGATCAGCAGAACTTTAATATCTACGAGTCTCTTAAACAGATCGCAGGATTTGATATTCCTGAATACGATCAGATTGATATTACTTACTATGGCTCGACTAACAATATTGCCACAGTGCAGTATCTGAAAGACGGAAACCCAGTTGCAACGCTAACTCTTACCTACGCTATTCAGCCTCCAGTTGCCAACGATGCCAATCTAACAACTGTGTCTGTAGCTTACCCATAAAATATGGCACTTACATTTAATCCATTTACTGGTAAACTTGATTTTATCGGAAGTTCAGCAACCGCTGGAATTGGCGCAACAGGAGCCACTGGCCCAAGTGGTGGCCCGACAGGAGCAACTGGAGTTGGAAGCACTGGAGCAACTGGTATCGGTGCGAGCGGCGCAACAGGCGCAACTGGCCCTGCTGGTGCAAGCGGGCTAAGTATTACGGGGGCTACTGGAGCCACGGGATTGACTTCTCCTGCCGCTCCATTATATCAATCGACTTATTACAAGACTGCACAGCAAAACTTAATAAACGGAAGCACAGACATTACCTTCGATGGTGATGCGTCTTGGAATAATAGCAATGGGTATATCACCCACTCCGCAAGTTCCGCTGATTTCGTTGTAGCTCAAGCTGGACTATACCAACTGGAGTTTAATGCGAGCGTAGCAGCAAATGGGGGTACTTGGAATACAGCACTAAACGGGACTGTTTCTATTGATATAACTCGCACTCCAACAGCAGAACAGGTCACAATAGCTCAATCGGCAGTTCTGGCAACAACGCAAAATTACACGCAAAGTGTTGCTTCTACATTTTATCTTGAATCTGGAGATGTTATCAATCTTCGTGTTCAACGGAATTTTGCAGCAGCAACTCCATTTGTTCAGCCTCTTCTAAATACTTTTGATCTTAACACTTGGTTCTCTTGGAGATATGTTTCTACTGGGCCACTTGGTGCATCAGGCGCAACTGGAGCCACTGGAAATCAAGGCAGTACTGGGGCCACGGGTATCGGCAGTACTGGTGCTACGGGCGTTGCAGGAACCAACGGAACAGATGGAGCCACGGGAGCGACAGGATTGACGGGTGCAACGGGAATTTCTGGAATTGATGGAGCAACTGGTTCCACGGGAGCAACAGGGATAGCTGGAAATGACGGAACGACTGGTGCTACTGGGGTTGCTGGAGCAGATGGAGCTACAGGATCGACAGGCGCGACAGGCATTCAAGGTGACGCTGGCGCGACTGGGGCTACGGGTATACAAGGTGATGTCGGAGCTACTGGGGCTACGGGCGCAACTGGCATAGCAGGAGCAGACGGCTCGACAGGGGCAACAGGTCTGGAGGGCGCGACTGGGTTAAGTGGTAACGATGGAGCTACTGGTGCTACAGGAGTAGGAACACAGGGTTCGACGGGAGCAACTGGCGATTTTGGAGCAACAGGCGCAACGGGATTAGGCGCAACTGGAGCGACAGGAGTGCAGGGCGCAACAGGGATAGCGGGTCAGTCATCCACTTTTTATAACTACCAAGCATCCGCAAACCAAACAACTGGAACACCAACAGATGGACATTTATTCTGGAATAACGCATCTCAAGTGTCAGCGACCTCTATAACATTATCGCACATCGAGGCTCTAGGCAACGACATTGATGTTTTCTTCCCGTTATTCAAAACTGGCGATACTTTTGTAATACAAGATCAAAATAATTCAAACAATTTCCAAACTTGGGTAATTTCAGCAACTCCAACTATTGTATCAAATAGTTCCATTACAATTCCTTCAACATTAGTTACATCTGCGGGTACTGGAACAACTGGATTTGCGAACAATCACCAACTAATATTTGCAATTGTAACAAGTGGTCTTGTTGGAGCGACAGGTGCGACAGGAGCCACGGGCGTAACGGGCGCAAGTGGAGCCACGGGAGTTACACCAGCCAACATTATTTTATCCGATATAACTGGACTTACAGGAGCGACTCAACTAACCAACATAGTGCAAATTACGCAAACTGGATATGACTTAATTGGCACTCCAAATGCGAATACGCTCTATGTAATTGTAGGATGAAATTAACAAATTCTAACGCAGCAGAAGTTGGGACAAACGATGTAAAGGCAATTGCATCTGCAACGGCATTGTTTCGTCAGTTTATGGTTTATTCTGCGACTACCATTTCCTCAGTTATTTCTGGAGCAATCGGGCTTGTGAAAAACGGAACAGGAACACTTACGCTTTCTGGCAGCAATACCTACACAGGCTCAACAACTATTAATGCAGGCACGCTCACCGCAAATGGCGGCAGCGCCATCGCCAATGCGAGCGCCGTATCCGTGGGGAGTGGGGCCGTTTTCAATCTGGGAGCCAGCGAAACGGTCGGCTCGATCGCGGGAGCAGGCAATATCACGCTCGGTTCCTTCACTCTTACAGCAGGCGGCGACAACTCGAGCACGACAGCAAGCGGCGTCATCAGCGGCACTGGCGCTCTCACAAAGACAGGCACAGGAGCACTCACGCTCAGCGGTGCGAACACCTACAATGGAACGACCACTGTGAGCGCCGGCACGCTCAAGGCTGGCAGCAACACTGGAATGAGCAGCGCAAGCACGCTAACCGTCAATGGCGGTGCATTTGATCTCAATGGCTTCAATGCGACCGTGGCGTCAGTTGGAGTTGGAAATGCCGCTGGCACGATCACCAACTCAGCCCCCGGATCAGGCACAAACACGCTCACGATAACGAATTACAATGTCAATCTTGCCACGCTCATTACGGATGGTGCTACAGCAAAGACGGCGGTGACCTTGTATAATAACGGTGGGGCTACGCCGATTTCAAATGCGAATAACACCTTTTCCGGAGGGTTTACGATTGCTTATGGTGGTTCGGGTGGTGGATCACGATTATATCAGGGTTCAGTGACAAACACTGTTGTTGGAGGAATTCTGACAAAAAGCAATTTAGGAACAGGTACGCTTACGATTGGAGCTAATGGAAGCACAGCGTCGGCTCAATTGTATCTAAATTCAGGGTCAATTTACAATAATATCATTGTTAATGCAGCACAATACGCAGATGGTGGTCTAGCTGCATTCCGTCTTGATGGCAGTGGAATACAATTTTACGGGACAATGACGGCAAATTCATCTAATATAAATTTATCAAGCCAAATTACAGGTTCGGCAACATTAAATGGTCAACTAACAGGAACGAATGGGCTATTATTAAAAACTCCATCAGGGGTAGGCGCAACATTTACTCTAACTTTATTAAACGCATCAAACAATTACTTAGGAAATACAACAACTTCAACGAGAACTACAATAGTTATTAGCGGTGCAGGACAACTCGGATCGGGTAATTATTCTGGGAGTATCGCAAATACAGGCTCTTTCATCTACTCCAGCACTGCCAACCAAATTCTCTCTGGCACAATTACGGGCACTGGTCAATGGATAAAAAACGCAACCAGCACGCTCACTCTCTCTGGCACATTCTCGGGAACAACAGGGCCAATTACCGTAAACGATGGAACGCTTGCTCTGGGAGCCAATCAAACGCTACCAGCAATAGCTGGAGCTGGAAACATTAATATTGGAATTTACAATTTAGTAATTGCTACTGGCACAATCAATACTTTCTCTGGCGTTATTAGCGGATCTGGCACGTTTAGGAAAACATCGACTGGAATTCAGACCCTTTCGGGTAATCTCACATACACGGGATCAACTCAAATCAGCAACGGAACATTACAGGTTACTAGAGCATTTGGCTCAATAACTCCAACGGCATCATTTGAAGCATCTACGTTGGCTGTTTCTTTTACTGGAACTTTTCCGTCTGGGACAACAGAATTTCGTTTTTTCCAAGGAACAACAATCAATTCTTACGCATCAGTAAGCCTAACTGGAGTTCCAGTTGGAACAACGGCAACTTATAATTCAGCAAACTCCACGCTTTCAGTCATAGTCCCATGATAATTCCACATAACGAAAATGGTTGGGCTTACGATGACTCTGTAGGCAATTGGAAATTAGTTTATTCTGGTAATAAAATTGTGATTTACGAGCAAGAAGACAAGTTAATTGCAACCCAAATCACATTATTTGTCGGAACGCAACAAGAGTGCAACGAACACATAGCAAATCTTGGATTACATTTCCCAGAAACCGAGGAAACAGAATGAACGACAACGCTACCAATCACGGAATATTTGGAACGATCATTTCGACCACAGGATTTATAGTAAGTATGCTACCAGAAATAGAAGCGTCAATTAGAGTCGCTGGCGGGATAATCAGTATTATTGCTGGTGTCCTAACGTGCATCTACATGACAAAACAAATAATCAAAAAATGAACGCAAAACAAATAGCATTAGCAATGATACTACTATCATTTATGTTTTTGGGAATGGCATTCTTAACGGGATGTTCGGTGCTTGGTCAGCCAAACGTGTGTATCGAAACGCAATACGGCAAGTTCTGTTATGAACTGCCAGAAATTAAAGGACTTAAAAAATGAAAAACCTACTAACTACATTACTCGAAAAACTGAGTGAGAACTCGACATGGCGCGGCATCATCCTAATCGCTACGGCGGTAGGAGTGAAGCTGGAACCAGAACTTCAAGAGTCCATCATCGTCGCAGGACTAGGCATTGTTGGACTTATCAACGTGGTTCGTAAAGGTTAATGGTTCCAAACTCCAGACCGCAACAAGCGAAAGAAAAGACCCTGATGATGGTGATAAAATCAGGGATTGTTGATCGCGTTGCATTGGTCGGCATCCGTGGGTACTACATGGATACTATGGGAGTTAAAGGAAAGAACGACCGAGGTATCTACGACGATGCGATCATACTTTTATCACCAAGCGTCCATGCTACGTTTAACGCAAACACTGATCCAACGGTATTTAAGAAAGGTATCGCGGTACTCAAAACGGGCATTCATCGCTATCGTAAGGGGAATCATG